TGGGTGTCGATGCCTTCGGGAACCCGGGCCCCATCCCGCTGTTCAGGCACCGCATCGAGCAGTTCTGGGACGGCACGTGGGCAGAGATCAAGGTCTACCAAGAGGACGGCGACGTGCTGCATGGGGTGAAGCAATGACCAAGGTCCGAGAGCCAAGCTCCATCGTCGAGATGGCGGAGTTGTGCCGGAAGGCGCAGTCTCTGGTAAAGAACATGGTAGGAGTGACAGAGGACGACATCGCCACGGCTGCAGACGTGTACAACGCACTGGGGGCGTGCGACTTCTATCAACTTGATAACAGTGTCGCTCGGGCAGTTGACCGGGTGTATGAGCAAACATACGGCGGGAAGACCACTGACGAAGTTATCTTGGACGTGGACTGCCGCTTGCCGTCAGACATCTGCGCGTTCTGGTCTCCCGGCTCCAAGATATCTTTCACGGGAAGGGCAGACAACCTGCCGTTCATGTACCTTGCCTTTGCCGACCCTGATGGATCAGGGAAGAACCTAGTCTTTCTCATATCCCCGTACTTTGGGGCCTTGTTTATGGGATCGTATCAGGTCGGTGTTGAGGATCCCCTTCTTATTTCTGGCCTCACAGCCGGGGAGGACGAAGAGCAACAGCAAGTCCACACCATGAACGTCCTGACCGTCGCAACGATGTGCTCTCTCCTGAACCAGCCTTCGTTCACCAAGCGTGAGCCCGCAGGATCGAGGCAAGAGCGCCGCGCTGCCAAGCGCAGCGGGAGCTACGCCACCGACGCATGGCACAAGATCACGTGGAACATTGGCGAGGAGGTCAAGGCCAAGCTCACCCGCGACGAGCCTGTGCGCTGCATGCCACTGCACTACACCCGTGGGCACTGGCGCAGGGCCGAGGAGGGCTGGAAGAATACCACCCAGCGCAAGGACGGCCTCTGGTATCAGTGGATCGAGGGCTTCTGGTCGGGGCACCCGGCCTTTGGCGTCAAGAAATCATATCACGCACCGAAGATGGGAGACGCAGCATGACCGACCCCAGCCTTGCCCAGTTCCTTGAGGAGCTGGGCCTGCGGCCCAAGCACATCGAAAATACTAAGACAACCCCCCAGTCTAAGGTTTATCCCAAAGCGGAGACCAGCGACTGGTACAAACGAGGAGAGGAGTGCCCCTTTTGAAGAAGAACAAGGACAAGGCGGACATATTCGCCAATGTGATGAGCCGCATGCCAGACTCGCTTACCCCCGAAGAGGTGTCGGCGTTCGTCATGGGGACTGTGCATGCGTATATGGGTGACGACGTCAGTGCAGCATTGAGCACGTTGATCACAAGCACTATCGTGTATGCCAAGGCTGTTGGTATCCCGGACGACAGGATTGCACAGGCCCTGATTGGATGTGCCGACCACGTCCTGTCCGAGAACCAAGGTCCGAAGTACACGATCAACTAAGCAAGGGAAGTAACAGTGGAAATCGAATCGATCACACCGATCATCAAGGAGATTTACGTCTCCGACCTGACCCCCTCGAATAGCGCGTTTGCCACAACGGTTAACGGCGAGGCGGTATTTGTTAACACTCGGATCATTGAGGCAATCAAGGTCCAGCCCGGTGACAAGCTCAAGGCCTATGTCATCGCCAACTACTCGGACAAGCGGGACAAAGTTCCGTGGCGCGCGATCCGCTGCGAGGTGATCGGGTCCATGTTTGAAGAGGCCCGAGAATCCGCGGCCACGCCGGAAAAGAACATGAGCGAAAAGATCCTGGAGGCACTGGACATACATGGTCCGCTTCGCACCGCAACACTGGGACGTCTGCTGGGATCCAACTCAGGAGACGTCGGGCGCGTGTGCCAAGGTCTGTTCTCCGAAGGAAAGATCGCAATGGCCGACGTGTTCAGCGACCCTTCTCAGAAGCGTTCTTCCCACCGCGTGTGGGCGGTGAACCTCAACGACTTTGACGTTGATCCGTTCGAGGACGGCGAGGAGTGATCTACTTCGCTGTCCCGCAGATGCGCTTCGCGGTCTCGTTGTGAACCACGATGTCGACTAGGAGCGTGCGGTCGTTCTGCAGGAGCCAAGACACGGTGTCGTCTGTGCCAAAGTACATTGGCGAGACGACATCGCAGTAGCTATCCCCGCTTATCTTCGCGCACCCACTCGCTAGCACGAGCAGCAAGATGGGGATCGTCCAAGATCTCAACTTCATCCTCGACCTCCTTGGCGGTCTTCATGCTAGACAGACGCTTCTCATCGATCTTCCGCTTGGTGCGGTCGATGCCATTCTGCACACCGCTGATGTAGATGCCCAGCATCCCCGCCACGAAAGCAAAGGCAACCAAGGCGTAGAGCTGGATGCGACTGAACATCAGCGCACCCCCTCAGCCCACTTCTGGAGACGCTCTCTCATGATCCAAAGAGTGAACAGGACGCTCACACCAAGGAAGCCCAAGACAATGTACTGGGCATTCCCGTCGAGGGCGGCAAGCGCGGTGACGCCAGCGCCAGCCTTGGTTGCAATGTCCAAGGTGCTAGCTTGAAGCGTCTTCGACTGAGCGAGCGAGGTCCGAGGTGCACGGGCCATCTCTTCCGTATCCGGGATTTGGACGGGCGTAAGGAAAAGCTTCTTCTCCGCCTCGCGGCGGCGGGTAAGCCCGGCAAGAACCTTACCACCCGCCTTGTTCCACATCAGGATAGCCTTCGCAGCGCCAGCCTTGTCGCCTGCGTTGAAGAGACGGAGCGCCGAGGACTTCCTGAACGCTCCCGTCCCGATGTTGTAGGCCAGACTGAGGAAGGCACCGTACTCATTGTTGTTGATGGGTGCGGTGATGGCAGGCCTGATCTGCTCGCCAAACTTATCGAGCGTCTTCTCAAGAAGATCCTCGGCTTCTTCCTCGGTCACAGTCATGCCGGGCTTGGGGTCGATGCCCACGCCAGCCATGGCAGTCGTGCCGTAGCCAATGGTCCAGACTCCGGCCGGACACTTGTACGCCTTGGCTCGAAAGCCCTCGAACTCTTTGATCAGGTCAAGGGTATCTTGGTTGATCTGCATCACGCCACCTCAGCTTGAGTGTCCTCGAATGCCTTTCGGATCAGGACCGACAACTGCCGGGCCATAGATCGCTGCTCACGATCTGCGAGCTGACGCAACTTCTCGTGGTCGTCGAGCAGCAGACCGACGTTGCGAAACTTGGGATCTTCTTTGGACATGGTAGACCTCATGACTTGTTGTCCGTTTCTACCCTACTTGGTCCCTTCTTGCAACCGCGCGTAGTCTCAAGCCATTTGTTGTAGCCATTTCGAGTGGCCTCCGAACGTTTATCGTGCCCCCGAATGGCGACGACGTTGTCCTTACGCATGGCAGACAGCATGGCCTCGGCAAGGTGTGGCTCGAATCCGCGCTTGACGAGCTGACGGATTGCGTTCTGTCTGGAGTAGAACCCCTTCTTGTAGTCCACGAAGATCTCGATGATGTCGTCGTGGTCTTCTAGCTTGTCAGTCATAGCAACTCCTTCTGCGGTTTAAGGTTGAGCCACTTGCGGGCTTCCTCTCCGAGGACCTTCGCTCCGATCTCGATCTTACCACGAAGCGACTCGACGATCTTCTCATCAATTGTCCCGGCTGAGATCAAATCGATATAGGTGACGTTGTTCTTCTGGCCGATACGATGGGCGCGATCCTCGGATTGGATGCGTGTTTCCAGATTGAAATCGTTAGCGTAATAGATGCACAGGTTTGCTTCTGTGAGCGTCAGACCATAGCCTGCGGTGGCTGGGTTGCCGACGAAGAACCGAAGCGGGTGATCCGGGTTCTGGAAGTTGCGGACAATATCATTGCGAACATCGTCTGGCGTGTCCCCGAAGTAGGCCGCTGAACTACCCTCCCCAAAGGTCTTGTTCAACATCGCCGTGATTTGTTGTATATCGTAGCGGAAGCGGCTCCAGATGATGGCTTTGCCGGAGTGCTCTTCGAGGATCTCAGCCAGCGCCTCCATGCGATTGGACGGGAAGTATACCATCTCCCCGTCGTCTGTCTTCAAGTGTCCGGACAAAACCTGCTGCATGCGAAGGAGCTGCGTGATCACGGCCGGAGCAGTGACGAGCTCACCGCTGTCGAGCTTGGTCATGGCCATGTTGCGAAGCTGCTCGTACATCTTGAACTGCTCATCGGTCAGGCTGACATAGCGTGCAGTGTAGGTTTTCTCTGGAAGATCCAGGCAGTCCTTCTTCAACACCCGGAAGCTGTTCTGGTCGATGCGGTGTGTGAGTTCGTCAAGGTTGCGGTAGCCGACAACCTGCTGGAATGAGTGCGCTCCCATCTTCCTCTGCTGCGTCACAGCGTACCGATTCTGAAACGCGTAGTATGAGTCGTAGCCCAAGATCCGAGGTGCGAGGAACTCGAACTGAGCGTAGGCATCCATGGGAGACTTGGTGATAGGTGATCCAGTGAGGATGCGGCGGTAGAAGAAGCCCGCCGCGATCTTCATCAGCGCCTTGGTTCTCTTGGCCTTGTGGTTCTTGATGGTGGTGGATTCGTCGATGGCAATCATTCCTTTGGCACCGAAGTTCTTAGCCATCCACTCTCCTGCACTACGGCCCTTCAGTGTGGAGAACGCCTCGACGTTCATTACGAATACGGTAAGACCACTGTACGGCTTTTGTACGGATCTGACCTCGTCTTGCTGCTTCTTCGTGCCGCCAGACACCCACCGGATGACCCGATACTTGACCTGGTCTGACATGTGCTCCGGGATTTCCTTCGACACCCAGTTACGATACACGCCCTTGGGCGCAATGATCAGCGCGAAGTTTACCTTGCCTCCGAGGTGTAACCCGGCAAGGTTGTCAATCAGAACCTTAGACTTCCCGGTCCCCATTTCCATGAGGTATCCGTAGGATGAACGCCACATACCCTTCGTGAGGGCATCGACCTGGTGTTGGTATGGTTTAGTTTTAACAAACTCTATTGACATGCTCTTCTCCTTCTCATACGGTTTGGCTCATGGTTAGCAAACAAGCTGGCCACAAGCAACCCTGAAGAGGAAAAACTTATGACCGATATCTTTGATGACATTTTCGACGAGGCCGGTGCGCTCGGGAATGTGGATACCGCAACCGGCAAGACTCTCAGCGATCTGGTTCGAAAGCTCCGCACGGTGGAGCGGGAGATCGAGAGCGCCGAGGAGTACCTCAAGACTCTGAAGCAGGAGAAGCACAAGCTCTCCGTTGAGAACATCCCAGCACTCATGGATGAGATGGGTGTCGACCGCATCGACGTCGATGGCGTTACCGTAAACCGTAAGCTCATGGTTCACGCCTCGATCCCCTCGGACCGAAAGGACGAGGCCTTCTCTTGGCTCCGCTCCAATGGTCTGGACGACATCATCAAGAACGATGTGACCGTGTCCTTCGGTAAAGGGCAAGACAACATTGCAGGCGATCTGATTGGTCGGCTGCGCGAACAGGGGTATGACGCAGACCAGAAGACCTACGTCCACCCATCCACACTGAAGGCCTTTGTTAAGGAACGCTTCGAGAGTGGTAAGCCCATCGACCTCGACATGTTCGGGGCCTTCATCGCAAACGCTGCAGAGATCCGGAGGAAGTGATGCGACACAAGCTTGGACTGGAAGACGATGACGACTACGAAAACTTCGAGCAGCATTGCGAGGATCAGATGATCGAACAGCAGATCGAAGACGACTGGATCGAACAAGACATGAAGCGCCAAGACGCTGAGATTAAAAGGAACGCAAAATGAGCACTGCCGTTACGAAAGCCAAGGAGACTGCTGTCTCTACCGACGTCATGGACGACATCTTCGAGTTCGCTGGTGAGGGCGCGTCCTTCTCCAGCTCTGAGATGCAGATCCCCTTTGTTCGTCTGCTGCAGGCGTTGAGCCCACAGCTGAACAAGAAGAAGGCCGAGTACATTGAGGGGGCCGCGTCCGGTGACGCGTTCAACAACGTGACCAACCAGTACTGGGATGGCGAGAAGGGCATCAAGGTGATCCCCTGCCTTACCACCATCAAGTACTTGGAGTTTGTGCCGCGCGATTTGGGCGGCGGGTTCAAGGGAGAGATCCCTCCGAACAGCTCGGTCCTTCAGAAGACCACCCGCTCCGGGTCGAAAGAGATCCTGCCCAACGGCAACGAGCTGGTCAAATCGGCGCAGTACTTCTGCTTCATCGTGGAAGACGACGGCAACTTCCAGCCTGTCGTGATCGACATGAAGTCCACGCAGCTCAAGGTGTCCAAGCGCTGGAACAGCCAGATCTCCATGCAGAAGATGAAGAACCCCAAGACGGGGATGCTGGTCCAGCTTCCGATCTTTGCAACCATGTGGCGCTTGTACTCTGTGGAGGAGTCCAATGACCAAGGTTCGTGGAACAACTGGAACGTCGAGCGCATCGGGCTTGTAGAGGATCAGTCGCTGCGCCTCGAGGCAAAGGCCTTCCGTGATAGCATCATGGCAGGTGAGGTGAAGGCTGCTCCGGAAGACGACGGGATGGGCTCGACCACTCAGTCGAACTCGGATGACGAAATCCTGTTCTAAGCAGCTTGGGAGGGCGGCTTCGTGCCGCCCTTTTTCCACACCCGTAGGAGCAGATAATGACATTGGCCGAAAGATTGCTGGCTGCGTACGTTGGATCGGACGCGGCGTACGGCGAGACAACGGTTGGTAGGATCGGACGCAAGGGCAAGGCAGAGGCGAGGAGCTTTGTTCGTAGGGGCAAGGTCACCGAAGAGATGGCCCAAGCCCACATTGACGGTGTGCAAGGCATCGGTGCCATCCCTATCAACTCTGATAACAAGTGCCGCTTTGGGGCACTGGACATCGACGTCTACGACCTAGACCACAAAGGTCTCCAGAAGAAAATCAAGAAGCTCAAGCTTCCGCTGTTTCACTGCCGCACAAAGTCCGGCGGTGCACACCTCTATCTGTTTCTGTCGGACTGGTATCCGGCATCGATGATCCGGGAGTATCTGGGCGAGATGTCCGTGGCCCTCGGGTTCTCCGGCTGCGAGATCTTCCCGAAGCAAGACACAATACTAGTTGAGCGAGGAGATCTCGGCAACTTTATTAACATGCCGTACTTCGACGCGGAGCAAACGACACGATACTGCTTTGACGAGAACGGGGAAGCCTTGGAGCTGGAGGAGTTCTTGGATCGGGTCGAGAACGGCCGCGTGTCGCAGGTTGATCTCGAGGCCCTGGATCTTGCGGGGTCGAAGGAGCACTTTACTGACGGGCCGCCATGCCTGCGCATCCTCGTGGCAACGGGCAGCGTTGGAGACATGCGGAACAACACACTCCTGCAGATGGGGGTGTACGCTAAGCTGAAGAACCCGGACAGCTGGGAGAAGGTTGTCGAAGAGTACAACCGTAAGTTTATGCTGCCAAACCTTGAGGCGAAAGAGGTTCTCACAATCATCCGCCAGTTGCAGAAGAAGGATTACTTCTACACCTGCAACATCGAGCCGTTCTGTTCCGTGTGTGACAAAGATCTCTGTCGCACCAAGAGATATGGCGTCGGCGGTGACAGTGAGAGCAAGGCCCAAGTGGGTGGCCTGACGGTGATTCTCTCACAGCCACGTTACTACTTCATGGACGTGAACGGGAAGCGCGTCGAACTGACGGCCGATGAGCTGCACAATCAGTCGCTGTGGCAAAAGGCCTGTCTGACCCAGATCAACTTTGTCCCATCGAAGATGAAGGAGCAGGACTGGACCGGCATGCTCAATGGCCTCCTGAAGCAGGCGACATACATCGAGGTCTCTCGTGAGCTGACGCTGGAAGGTAGGTTCGAGGACCTACTGAAGTCGTTCTGCAACGGCAGCGCACAGGCTTACGATCCTGCGGAGATGGAGACGGGCAAGCCCTACCACGAGAGTGGGGTGGTGAAGTTCAAGATCGACGGTCTCGTCACGTTCTTAAAGAACCGCCAGCACCCGTGGGCAGACAACAGGGCCAAGATCCAAGAGGAGGTGAAGCGCCTCAACGGAAACAACGAATTCCAAGGACGTCAACGGTACAAGAAGTCGGACGGGTCGTGGGGCACGCTGCGTGTGTGGTGGGTTCCGGAGTTCGAAGAGGAAGACATCGAGCTTCCCATTCAGGAGATAGATACAAATGTTCCCTTCTAACAGGCTTGTCACAGTCAAAGAGGTGGCGGATGTCTTGGGTGTCACCACGGCTGCCGTCTACAAGTGGATCAAAGAAGCATCGATGCCCGCCCCCATGAGGATCGGTGGCCCGAGAGGGATCCTTCGCTGGTCCCCCAGCACGATCAACGAGTGGCTGGAGGCTAGATCAAATGATTCCTAACAGCACACAGATCTTCGGGCCCCCGGGGTGCGGCAAGACAGAGTATTTGATGCGGCAGATCGAGAAGGCTATCGAAGCCGGGGTACCTCCGGAGTCCATCGCCTTTGTGTCCTTCTCTCGGAAGGCCATCGAGGAAGCAAGGGACCGCGCGATGAAGCGGTTCAATCTGTCCACCAAGCAGCTTGTAAACTTCCGCACCCTGCACTCGACAGGCTTCGTCGGCCTCGGTCTTCGGCACGAGGACGTGATGTCGTCTGTTGACTACAGCGAGCTGGGCAAGATGCTCGGCGAGCAGTTCAACGTCAACGTCGCTCCGGAGGATGGGGTCCTCATCCCGCAGGATCTGAAGAGCGGCAGCAAGTATCTGCGCATCATCGACCGGTCGCGCTATCGGATGGTGTCTCTTGATGAGGAGTGGAGAGAACACG